TGATTTTCTTGGTGTATGCCTGCATCCATACCGGGCGGGCCGTCACGCCGTCCGTGTACATCATGGCCTTGGCACCCCACTCCATGGCGGAGCGCTCAAACTTATTCAGCTTACCTTCCTCACGGACCTGCGCAAGGGTGATATCCGGTGTCGTGCTGCGCTCGCGCATGTATGCGCTTTTCTCGTCCACAAAGTCCCACATCTCTGAGAAGGACTTACCGTCAAATCCTTTGCTCAGCGCGTTGCCCATAGCAGCTATCACATCACTATAGCCAAACCCTTCCACAGTGTTACCGTACAGGAAGAAGTTGCCGAAGTTCTGCAGGTTGATCCGCAGGTTCAGCATGACAATACTGTTCACCGTTTTGCGTCTCAGCCAGCCGGCCGTCGTCGCCAGGAGTCCTTCTGCCATGGCCATGGACTGCCCATTATTAGGCTGGGCTGCGTTCTCCAGCATTTCCCGCATCGCATTCATCTGAGCAATACCCAACTTGGATTTCATCAGTCCGTACATTACCGGGTCGTTCAGAATCCTGCGGAAACCGGTCATGGTCTCGCGCCAGCACAGGTCATGTATGGCCCGCCGCATGGCCCAGTCTTCGCTGCCGTCGGTCAGATCAACCGGATAATCTGCTTCCACACGGGTTATCATGTGGCCCTGGCTGGTACTCAGTGTGCGTACGTTCCGGCCCTGGTCCGGGTCCGTGTCGCTTACCGGGAGTATGCCGGCGGGATGGCTGCCCATCTCACCGTTACGGATCAGCGGGAAGTATCCGCCACGGAATACTACCTCTTCCCCGTTAGCCAGCTTGAGGGTCACCGGGTAGGCCTCCACCTTCTTAGGTGTAAACCCTTTGGTCCTGCGTTCCAGGTCTGCCATCTCACCCCAGTACATGCCGGCCAGATCTATCTTGGCCTGCGCGTACGCGATGTCTTCCTTGGTCAGTACTCTGCCCAGGAATTCAAGCAGGTTCTCTTTGGTCTGCTGGATGGCCTCGTCCCGGCTCAGCAGTCCGTCCGGGAACACCCACAGGGGACTGCCGCGCAGCGCTTCAGAAGGATAGCTGCTGCACAGCTTACGTGCGTTGCCTTCGTTGCCCAGGTTCATCAGCATTTTTGTCAGTACAAACTTATTTGCTGACGCGCCCAATTCTTTGTAGTATACGTCCTTGCCGGCCTCGGCTATTGCTTCATCCGTAGGGCACCATGCTTTTTCAATTTCGGCCTTCCGTTTCTGGTATGCTTCCAGGTGGGTGTACTCGTTGTCGTTAGCGTGCTTGATCACGTCGCCAAAACTCCGGGAGAAAAACCCGAAGGTCCATCCGTCCATCCTCTCAAGGAAGTTGTCCAGTGTCTGGTACCCGGCCTTGAACCGTTCCAGCCAGGTGGCCGTCTGTTTCTCGCCCAGTATGGGTGTAAACTTTGTTGCCAGTTTGTTCAGGTTCTCGATTGCGTTTGCTTTCCACTCGTTATAAGTGCTGCTGGAATCAAAGAAGTTGGCCGCCTTCTCTATCTTTGCCATGGTTTTGATATAACGCATCAGGTCTATAACCTTTTCGTAATCATCAAACCTCATGTTATTGGGGTCGGTAATCGGCCAGGTTTCATCTGCCAACCACTCTGGGACTTCGTTAAACGGATACAGCATCTGTCCCATTTCATTGAGATATTCCAGCAAAGACTGTGTCCTTGTGGTGGGGTCATAGTCCTTCCGTACCATTCCCATGCGGGCAAACAGCGCCATGGCCTGGTTAAAGTGTATCTCGCTTGTCCAGGACTCCCGCTTGGATTTAAACTGGCGGCGCAGGAATTTCTGGTACTGCTGCACGCGTCTCTTCAGGTTAGCAGACTCAAGCACCATCGCATGGTTAAAGGCCTGCATATCCTTGTAGTGGCGCGCTGTTTCGTAGTCCTTCTTGGCCATAGATTCGGCAGACTTCACAGCACACCGGCGCTCAGCAGCAATGTATTTGTTCACGTTGGTGGCGTCTTTCAGCTTCATGTTGGCCAGTTCTTTCTGGGCCGCCACCTTCGCCTGCTGACGTTTCGCCATGGCCAGCTTGCGGGCTGTCTCTGCGCTGCGTTGCTGGGCCGCTGCCTTCGTAGCAAAGTCCTCTATCAGCACCTGCTCTACGCCAACCAGGATACCGGACTCGTCGTTGTACATGGCCATGCGGGTGGCCTCTTCGGCCTGCTCCCGCTCGGTGTAGTAGTCCGGGAATTCTTTCTGTACGGCCTCGTTCATGGCCGCGTTGTATGCTTCGTTCTCGCTGGGTTCCGCCAGTATTTTCTGCGCCAGTTCACTGGGCGTCATACCGTTCTGTTCTGCGACGATCTCCCACTTAACCTCGTTCTCGTCGCTCATTTTCTCTTCCAGGTACAGGTTCGCGTACTGTTTCGCCGGCGCAGCTTTCTCTCCACCAAGGAGTTCCTGCGCCTGCCGCGCCGCCACGTACAGCGGACGGCTCGCTACTTCCTGCCGGATCTCGTCAGCGTGTATGTTACGGAAGTTTTCAATCTCCCGCTTCCGTTCTTCACTGAAGTTCGCCAGGCGCTCTTTTGTCAGTATCTCGACGGCCTTGTCCTGCGCCTTAAGGATGTAATCCTCTATGCGTTTCTTGGTAGCATCTGACAGGTTGTCCGTAATCACCTTGGGCAGTTTGGCAAAGTACCCCTCTACCCGCTTCATCTCTTCGACGTCTTCCTCAGAGGCCAGCATCCGGTCGAATACCTCGCGTACCTCGTCGGTCAGCGGGACAGCATTCTTGTTCCGGGAGATGGCAGCATACACTGCCTTCAACCATTTGGCAAAGCGCTTGAACACCGGGCGCAGTTCCCGCGTCGGCGCCTTGTCTTCCATGATATAGGTCTCAAAGGCCTCAGCCAGACGTTCATGCGCTGCACGCCGGCCTTCCGTATCAAGCTTACCCCACTGCTCCGTGGTGAGGCCACAGTACTGCATCAGCTTTTCAAAGTCGGCCTGCTGCTGTTTGGTAGCACGGCCAGCTGCGATCTCCCGCCACAGGGACTCGATAAAGTAGTGGCCTGTTTCGTGGATCACCGTGGACGGGTCAGCACCTTTGAACAACCGGATGACTGCTTCCCCGTCGGTGAACGGGTCGAATTCGCCTTTGATTTGGGATGTTTGCTGTTGGTTCTGGTAGTATTTATTGAGGACGTCTATTGCGTTATCGTCAAAGATAACAAATCCCCGGTTCTCGTTGCCTTCATAGGTAATGCCTTTTACTCCGTACTCGTTCAGCTTCATTGACGCTTCGCGCTGGCCGCCGAATATGTCCGTAAGCGTTCCGTAGATTTTTGAACCTTCACTGTTCGCAAGCATTTTTAAAACATTGGCCCTGGCTTTTTCTTCGCCAATCCTGCCAACGTCTTGCCCTGCGTCCTCCAATTGTTCGGGTGTCATATCCCGGATGATTTTTTCTATGGCCCGCTGCACACTCTTTGGTTGCTCTTTAAGTGTTTTATTCTCGTTCAACAGCACGTCATTCTCTGGAATGTTAGCTTCATAAACGACGCCAGTATCGGCATTTAAGTCTTTAAAATTTTCTTTGAACCATTGCAATGCCTCAGCGTCATAGATGTCAGCATCAGCTTCAATATCATTCAGCGTATCATTGTAGTTATATCCGTTCATGCGATACGCGACAAGAATAGGTGCTTTCTCTTTATCACTCATCCATTCCGCTATGGTCTTGCCGTCCACAACAACGTCGTTCATGTTGTTCTTGTGCTGCGACCTGTTGTGCTTGTACCATTCGGCAACTTGCTTGGACGATGTGAAATTCAACCCCCAACCATGTGCCTGCATGTGTATATTGTCACCCAAGAGGTCCGTAGAGATACGGCCATCCATGGCGCCACGGTAGGCAGTTTGGTTTAATGTTACTCTATCCCCAGTTCCTTCTTCCGCTTGGCCCAGTAGTTGTCCGCTGCCTTCTGCAGTTCCGCTTTCTTGTTTGAATCCTTTTCCAGTATTGCCGCCACTTCTAGCTGACTCATTTTTACGTCTCTGCGCTTCGCTAATTCCTCCTCGGATGGCCGCGTCCGCTTGGGACCGAATGTAATCTGCGCGCCTGTCCAGGGTGGCCACGGACCAGTCCACTCGCTCGGTGATACTTTTCGCATTTAACATTTCCTCCCGTTCTTTATTGCGTTTGGCGATCGTGTCTGCTTCCTCTTTTCGCAAACGTGCCACTGCATCATCAATCGTTATATTTTCTTTTTTGGAAAGTTCCAAAGCGCTTTGAGCAATAACTGCTTGCTCCGCCTCTTCAATTTCCGGCAGAAGGATGTCAACCCACTGCTCTTTTACGGCCTCTAACCGTTTCTTCTGCTCGTTAATCAGTTCCTCTGTGACACCGTTTATGGTTGCCTTAATACCCTGTGCCTTGCGCTCCGCTACGATGTCGCGTGCCTTTGCTTTCAGGGCCTCCTTGGTTTCCATTTGAGGAAGCGGAGGCAGATACCCATATATGTCGGTATCAGCATTTTCTCTTACACGTTGAGGTGCTGCCATGTACACTTCAATGGGACGGGTTTCGTTATCGTATTCCGGCGTAGCCTCGACGATTCTATCGATCAACTCGTCCACTGTCATGCCATTTTTCTTTTCGTCAAAGATAATGGTTATGACGCCGTCAGAGAGAGAATACCCTGTAATAACGTTATTGCCGGCGTCATTAGTGATTGTGTACAGTTTATCGTAAAGCTGTCGTGCGTCTTCTATACCCATCGTGCCGACATTGATCGCCACACCCTTGCTTTTCTTTGCTCCCAAAAATGGTGCGTAGGATGTGATAAACATACTGTCCTGATTCAGGGCATACCCTAACATTTTGGCAATCGGTACAGCCAGTTCAGGTTTGTCTACAGATATATTCAGTGAGGGATTTGTCTTCCCTTCATACCCGCCGACCTGCACGGAGAATACAGCGTCAGAGTCATACTCGTTCAGAACCAGGTTGATGATCTGTTTTGCAACCTGTTTACTGATGGTTTCTTTGTCTTTATCACTCAGACTATCCCATAAGGCAGTAAGCGCTTCGTTGTTCGGGTCCGGCGCCACTTCCACAGATATCTGAGTTCTTGACAACTTGTTGTCGACGCCAACTGAGTTGATAAGCTGGATTCGGCTACGGTCATAAGTGTCGCCAACTTCTGGCTGGAAGGCTGTGTCGTGCCAGGCAAACTTACCTACGGGTTTAACTTTGTCTACCATATTATATACTTTTTTACGTGTTTTTTCAAGGACTTTTTTCTCGTATCCTTCTTTGTCTGCCCCGGTGTATTCGTTAATTATTTTATCTGCTTCTTCCCATGCCTTCTGGATTGCAAGTACGTTTTCGTTGGGACCGGTAACACGCTTCCCCTTCTCATCCAGAATGTAGTTCCCGTTCTCGTCCTTTAAGTCAACGTCTTTTTTAAATGTGTCCGTAAACAGAATGCGGACCATTTCCCACGTGATAGACTGCATCTCGCGCGGCGAAATACCAACTTCATCCGCAGCGTCACGGTATGCTTCCAGGAAGAACGCATACGTTCCGCTGGCACCAGATTCTGTAGAAGACAGTCCGCCGAAGTTGTCGTTTACAGCCTCAGATGACGCTGAGTAAGGAATCAATGCGGCCGCTGCCACTGCGTGCGTGTCAATCGTTGCGAAATCTACTGCGTCCGGGTTATACAGATTGTTGAAGAAGTTTCTGACTTTGTGGTTGGTACCTAATTGCAAAGACACATTGGTGTAACTTGGGTTCGCAATAATTGATACAGCCTTGGCAATGTTTCCATAACCCTGCCAGGCCATGTTCGCTTTCTCGCCGCCCTGTGTCTTTACATAGTCGCCGGTGCCACCTTCGGGCGTAAGGATCTTGTACCCACGGTTATTTTCGCCAAACTCTTTCTCGCTATTATATACTTCGTCGTAAACACGGATCCAAATAGCGGCAGCATAGTAATCCCTGTTCTTTAACAGTTCGTCAAGCGTCTTGCCTTCAGCCCTGTCCAAAGCGGGCATGTTCAGGTCAGTGCCTCTCTTCAGCGGTTTTACTATACCGTCATCCTCACGACTGCCATCCTCTTTCAGCGTACCCCTGGCCTTGTCCGTCATTTCCTTGGTCCACGGTTTGAAACGGTCCGCAAACATTGTGTCCAGGATGCGCTCAGTCATGTTCACATTCATGAACCAATCTTTCTGAGGAGACAGTACTGCCATCGCACCGGCACCGGCCATAACAGAAATACCATATCTGTCTGACCAACTCTTAATCATCTTGCGTCCGCCTTCGTACCATAACTTGGCGCGTTTCCGGTCCTCAGGATCCGTGACAAGGTTATACAGCCAAACCAGGTTGTCAGCAACACGTTTCTTCATGTGCTGGTATGCTTCTTCATCGGTCGCGTCTTTTACACCCAAACCCGGTATTTTCTTAACCAGCGTAATAATCTTTTTAAATGCCTCCGGGTCCCTCTTCTTGATGTTGTCGATGGACAACTTCTCATAGTTCATAAGCGAGTCCGTTGTGCGTTTCTGCTGCTGGTTCGGTGTAATAACCATGGCAGACATATTGTTCAACCCACTCTGATGGTACGTGGAATCAAACGTGCCGTTATCACGATTGTAATGCTGCTTGTAGTTTTCAATGGCCGGAACATCTGTGTCGCCGCCGCTTAAAAGCGAAGTTAATATATCGCGATGGGCCTTGAGTATCTGCAGGTTTTCGCTTCCTTCCGGGGTCCTTTCAATCTCCTCGTCAATAGCTTTTATCCTGTTCTCAACTTCTTCCCTGGGGTTGTCGTAGTTGGTGTCAAGTATATCCTTAACAAGGTTCGCTTTTTCCTCATTGCTGGAAAAGTTTGGTGCCGCCTGCCGTTCCATACCACGTTCAAACCGCACCGGGTTGTCCTTCCAAAATTGGGCAGGGTCGTCCGGGCGCGCAGTCAGCGCAAACCGTGTAAGAAGCACCTTCAACCCCTCTACGCCACTCTTACTCACTCTGCCGGTTTCTAAGGCCGACGCGGCAATCTTATCTACCTGTTCCTTCAGTTCTTTCCGCTGCTCCTCGGCCATCTTGGAGTATGTCTCCATGTTCACCTGGATCTGTTTGTATGCGTTGTTGCTCATATCCCTGGGGTCGAAGGATACGTCATCGCGTACCATCTCCAGGAAGGAGGGATCGGACGCAGCCAGCGCCTCAAAGTTGCCCTGCTTCACTTCGACAGTGTCACCATGGGAGGAGGCCTCTGCAATGTCCTCCTTGGACACGCCCAGCTTTTCCGCGGCCTTTTCCTCACCAGCCTTCTGTGCATACGCCTGCAGTACCCTACCGTCAATCAGCACGGTTGCGTTGTTCAGGTTTGCGTTGATGGTCTCAGCCGCGTAGTCAGGACTGATACCGGATTGCTTTATGTTGTCAATGCGGCCTTCTACCGTTTTCATGGCCTCGTCGTGTATCTCTTTGCGGAGAACCAGGTCCACGTTCCGGTCTATGGCAAGGTGGATACCACGGGACCCGGCGCCCAGCACAGCACCGATCATACCGGCATACAGCGCGTTCTGCATGGTATCCGGGAATTTCTTGGCAGCTAATTCCTTCAGTTCTTTCCAGGACTTGTCCGGGTTCAACGCCCATAGCTCCGCCCATTCTTCAGGGAATTGCTGAATCATTTCAGTAAGTCCTTCAGTGGCGGCGTCTTCCAGTACCATGCGCAGTTTACGTTTAAACACGCTGCCGGCAGGGATACGCTTCATCAGTTTAGTCAGCGCCAGGTATTCAAACGGGGTCTGGAAGGCAGCGTTATAAAAGGCCGCCGTCGCAGCGCGCTTGGTGTCCACGCCTTTGGCCTTCAGGTCTTCATACTGTCCGCCGGTGATCTGTGCCATCATCAGCGCGGGACCACCCACAACCGGCAGCACAGCATTCAGTGCCACGGACCCGACCATCTGCCCGGCCAGCTGACCGGCTCCCTGTGCCACATCCAAACCAAACTGCCCTAACCGGGAAGCACTACGTTTAATATCATAGGGCTGCAGCACCTCTGCCTTGGAGGCGTTGTCCAGCGCGTCAATGAACCCCTGGTCAGGGTTACGTTCGATTCCCTGCGCAGCGGCCTGTTCATTCAGCAGCGCAATATTATAGTCACGCGCAGCACGGATACCGTTCAGCGTGTCACGGAACACTCCCATGGCCCCGTTATACACGGACTTGGCCATGTTCTGCGTGTATTCCCAGTTGGAGTCGATGGTCTGCTGGGCATGCAAATAACCCATTGTCTGCAATGGGTCAAGATTTGTTTTATATTTTCTGGCCTCCAGCAGGTATGACTGATATCCGCCAGGTACACCAGGGTTATAATAGTCTGCCATGCGCGCATTAAATATCGCGTCAGCAGTCCTGTACCACTCCTCATTTCTGACATCCACCGTTGGCGTTGTGGTTAACTGATTAAAAACTTTATCGTCCATAACTCCTCCTGTTAAGGCGTCGCGTTGTTGACGTCATAGTTCGGTCTTTCTGCACTACCCAACCACCCGTTGGCATTTACGTCCTCTTTCAGTATGTCTGTCTTGAACTGGGCAATTGGCATATGTACTACGGTGCCATCTCTATACTCAACCCTAACAAATCCGGGCATTTCGTGTTCTACCATTTTGCTTGGGTTGTTCGGATCTCGTTCTGTCCAGGTAGAAACATCGACAGAGACAATACCTTTGTTGCTCACTGTTCTTGGGATAAACGAAACCTCTTCCCCTCCAGACTGCAGCACTATTTTTGTGTTGAAGTATTTTTCATTAAGCGCCGCTTCCAGATCTTCTGAAGTCGGTTCCGCATGATTTTTTCTTCTGTACGACCTGATCCAATCTAAGCCAAATTGGTTTAACTCTATTTCATAAAGTTTGTCTATTTGTTGGTTGCCAGATTTGGGTACAGCGGCCGATACATACTTACTGTAATTCTTTATTGCAAACGGGCCTGTACCGTCCAGTCTGTCTTTCCAAAGATCGCGGCCCTTACTGATCTGGGTGTCGTTAAACCCCTTAGACTGCATAAACGCAATTAGGTTCCCTTCGGACTGGAACGCATCGTCGTACATAAGCATGCGCGTAACTTCGTCCATGGCAGCAATAGGAAGTCCTTGCTGCCTGATTTTATCTTTCTTCTGGGTAAGATAATTGGTTATCGTAGTTGCCAGTTCAACATCTGGTCCAGCAATCGTCATTGCTATGTTGCGCGGGTCAGCATTCGGGTCTGCAACCAGCATGGTCTCTGCGCGGCGGATTGCTTCAGAATCCATTATGTTTTTAATATGGATTTCTTTGTCTACCTTGGCCTCATATGCTTTTTCTCTTTCTTTTATAGAGATGTTGTCGTTTGACGATTGCGGGTGCATTTCGTTAAAAACTGCCATGCCTTTCCTGATACCAGCAGCATAGTTTGCAATCCTTTCCTCACGAGTGTTTCCATGTCCGCCAAAGTATCCATTATCGTACAACCATGTTGCATACTCTTCCGGTGTATTAATTACGCCACCAGGAGGTGGTGCGTAATGCCTTATAAAGTTGTTTATATAACTCTTTGCAAACTCCTGATAGGAGTTATAATGCCGGTAATAGTTTCCGCCGTCAGGTTGTTTAATACCGTTGGATTCTGTCTGTGTTAATCCACCCAGGTTAAAGTCTTCTTTTGCAAGGCGACTGCTTCCAAATGTTCCGTCCGCAGCAGTTTCCTGGAACCACTGTCCGAATATTATTGCAGCCGGCACTTTTGCGTTAGGTATATTGTTTTGTACCCACACTGCCAAGGAGGCAGCCTTTTCTTTCACAGAACCATTTTCTGGGTACGGAATGTCCATTGTTGTTTGTTTTGCCTCTTCTCTTATTGCCTCAAAGGCGCCACGAATATTTTTACCGTAAGTCTCATATAGACGGTCCGTGTCAGCAATTAAACGGTTCTGCTTGGTGTACTCCTGCACAGCTTTTGCATATGTACTCAACTGACTGGGCGGCACCAGGTACCCAAAATTGTTCATGATGACATCCGCGCCGGCCATATCGTTCTTGCGCACAGCTACGTTCAGGCTACTCGTCACAAGATTGGCAGCGGACTGCCGGAAGTACGCGTCGCAATAGTCCTTGCCCATGTTAAAGTAATTGGCGTCTATGGTAGCGCGCATCTTACCCAGTGCGTCGCTCATCATGGACACGTCGTTGTACAGCGTCTGCGCCTCGTTGCTGATCTGGATCAGTGCGTTATCCGTCACAATCTTTTTGTTCTTCTGGGCCTCGTTGAATTCGTACTGGTTCAGCCGTCCCCAGTGGCCTGCATAATCACGGTCGCACATCGTGTTAAACGCAGTTAACCCTTTGCCGGCCAGTTTAAACTCTTTCTGTATGTCCTGCCGGATCTTCCGCTCACCGTCCTGGTATGCCAAAGAAATACCGTCAGCCTCTTTCAGCTGCCGGTTCATTAACCCGCTTTGCTCGTTGTAGAGCATGTCGCTCACGCGCTTGGCATACTCTGTCTGGGCGGCAGTAACGTCGGTTGTCTGCCGTTCTTCAGCAATCTTGGCGGCGAAGTTTGCAATCCCTTTAAGCGTATTTCCCTGCATGTTCCCAATGTTTAACGCTGCCTGCGCCGCCCCTCCGTCGCCGAAGGCCTGCACGCGGGCGTCGCCGATGTTGCCAGGTTGAACTTGTGAGTTATAACCAGTTAGCTTCATGTTTTAATACCCCGTAGAATCTTAAAAAGTATATGGGTTGTTTCCGGTACCCCATCCGATCGGTTTATACGCCTTTAATGTTCTGCCCCATGTTTGTACTGTCCTATTGGGAATAGCAAACAGGCCAGTATTATTTTTCATCCCGTTAATAAGTCCCTGCTGACTCATATCACTCAGGCTTGCCGTTGTAGAAGACAGGCCAGGCATAGACGAAGCTGAACCAGCCAGCGTATCATCTGAGCCACTATTAGCGCCTTGTCCACTGGTCATGTTGTATATGCCAGAACCCAGCGCAAAAATCGCGCCGATGGTTCCTGCCTGCTTGGCGGCCTTAGCCTGCGCCCGAAGGTTGGAGGCCTGCGCCGTGTACGCGTGGCCTTGGTTCATGTCGTTCGTTTCTTTAATCAGACCCATATAGTCGTTGTATCGCATGTCTTGCAGGAGTCTTGTGCTGTCGCCGATGTATGCGTCGGTCCCGGCATTATAAATATCCAGTCCGCTGCCTATATTCCCAGCAATACTGTTCGCGCCGGCCTGCGCAGCGTTATATCCACGGATAAGTCTAAGCTGGTCATCAAGTTTTTTCTGTTTATATGCTTCCTGTTCTGACGCGATCTCCCGCTGTTTATTCTGTATCTGTGCGTTCCGGTATGCAGCGTCTGCCATCTGCTGCGCAGCTTGTGCCTGCGATTCCGCAGCTGCCGCCTGCTGACGACCCTGCTGGTAAGAACTTAAAGCGCTTACGCCAGTACTAAGTCCTGCCAATGCCAAAGTTAAACTGCACATATCATTTCACCTCGCTTAAAATAAACGGTATAAATGTTTCTCTGTTGATCATCTCAGCCTCACAAAATCTTGCTCCCAAGTGCTTTATATATCGCAGGGCCGGTTCGTTACCGGCCCAGATGTAATTACATAACGGTCCTACTTCTGCGATCCACTGCGTACAAAACTGCTTCCCAAAATGCACCATGGCCCGGTTGTGCCGGTATGCTTTGTTGGTGCCAAGGAACCACACCGGCGTACACTTGGTACCGTTCACGTCAATCAGCGCCTTACCAAGGCCTGTTATGGCCAGCAGGTTGCCTTCCTGGTCACGCACAACGTAACAGTATCGGCTGTTGTCTATGCTTTGATAGATGGCCCGGTCCGGTGGTTCCATCCCCAGCAGTAACTCGTGCATATCCGGTTTGCGCAGGTCCTGCAGCAGTTCATACACCAGAGGGACCCTTGCCGCACGTATACGCTTAAATTTAACCATCTCAACCTCCCGGCACCAAAGCACGCACAATGCTGCTTATGCTCAGCGGGTACGGGTCGTCAGATACCACGACCACGCGCCCCTTGTCGTTGAACCCGCCCATGGTGACGTTAGGCACGGTAACCAGTTTCTCACCGGAATACAGCTGTACCTCTTCCTTCAGGAGTTCGTCGTATTTGATGACGTCGGTCTTGTTGGTGGCCAGCCCTACGCGCCCGCCAAGGGAGTTCTCCAGGCGCAGGATCACTTCGCTTACCTTCTTCCGGCGCCCCTGCAGCGTACCGTCCTTCAGCTGCAGTTCGATGTTTGGCAGTTCCCACGTGCTGGTGTATCCCAGCCCTACGCACAGGTCCACAGCCGGCACTTCCAGTTCAAAATTGCCACTCGCATCCGTCTTTACGTTGGGGATCCTGCGACCGTTCGCCAGCACTTCTACATTTTGATTCTTCAGGTGGGGTACTGGGACTGTAGTCATTCCCGGTTCCATACCTTCCCCATGCAGCGCACAGTCCATCATGACGTAGTCGTGCGGGTATTCTGAGTGCCGATAATTGGATAACCTCTCCAGGAAGTACCCGTTCTCACGGCCTACCACAAAATAAATGTCATCATACCCCGGTGTCGCCACGCTGGCGACGCCCAGGAATATGCCCTGCGTCCTCATGCGGCACCAGGCGTAAACCCTCTGCTCGTTAACGTACGTCAGGCACGCGCAGGTCCCGTCGTCCAGCACAAAGAAACACATATAGTCCGGTTCCTGCCGGTATGCGCTATCCTTGATGACCTTATCCTGCGTGATATGCTTGGCCAGGATAGTCAGGTCCTGCCCGTCATAGCTGTCCGTCCCGAAATCATACTGCATGTCGCGGACCGTCTTACCGTGGCGCTGCACGAATATCACCTGGCCGCCAATCAGTTCAGGCACCACGTCCGTGCTTCCGCGGCTGGTCTGCACACGTGGGGATACGTTGGTCGGCGTCACCACCTCTGCCCCGTTAATGATCCATTCGTTTCCTTCCGTCATGATCAATAGGTCTGAGTGTGCGATCAGGTGCAGTATCCTGTAGTCCTTCCGGGTGATAAAGCTAATGGCCACAGCAGAGTCGTCCGTAATGGTTCCGTCCACCTTTTCCACAGAAAAATTGAAGTAGTCGCCGGTCTTGCTCATCCACACCATGTACGGCTGCCGCTCGTTGGCCGCAAAGCAGAGTCTGTCCTGAAAGAAGGTGACGCAGCTGGGGTATCCGTATGCTCCGCACCATGACCCAAACGCCCAGTCCTCTGCCGCGCTGGTGTCGGCAAGGTCGTCCTCCATCACAGCCGTCACATGGGTGCTGTCCGTGTATGCCGTTATCTTTGCTGTGCCTACGTGGGTATATGGCAGGCGTGATAGGGCTATTTCTATGCTGCCGCTGCTGATGGTGGCCGTTGCCCGTATCCATGTGGGTTCATCAAACGTACCCGACTCGGTTACGTTAAAATCGTTCTTGCTGGAGTATTGACGCAGGTTTTTCCAGTTCACATTATCTTCGCTGTACTGTACCTCAAACGTACCTGTCCATGTCCCGTGCGATATGACTTTCCACCCGTCCGGGCCAGCCAAAACAGACGTACTCGCATTATAGGAACACGTCAGTGTTGCGGAATCTGCGTCATGCACGATGGGGTTCAGCGGGTCGGTATTGTCTGTCCATGCCAGGCGCGTCAGCGTAAGGTTGCATGTGCCTGCCGTAACAGTGATACCAGCACGAATCTGTGTTGTTCCCGTAAAAGTGCCGGAATCATTCACCTGGCTGGTGTACGACCTCTGCGTCACCCATGCGCCGCCCACAAACTCCTGGAATGTTACCGTGCCTGCCCATGTGCCGGTAGTGGTCAGCGTCCAACCGGTTTCATACGCCGTCAGCGCGCTTGTAGTTCCGGTATCTGACATGGACCCGCTGCCGGATAAGGTCACGGTCTGCGCGTCCTGTTCCTGCTCCAGTTCTATCCAGTTACCCACCTGACCCGCAGAGAATACGCCGCTGCTGGCCGTTAACGTCACTGTGCCGGTGGTGGCGCTCGGTGTGATCGTCACGCCGTCGGTCATCGTGGTGTCGTCAAAGTAACCGGGTTTAGGTGTAAAATCACTCAGATTGCTGAAGGTATCCACGGCCGTCCGCGTCAACATCTGCACCGGGTGCGCCCCGGAGGCAATATACATCACGTCACCAGTCTGGGCAAAGCGCAGCTTAGGCAGGTCGTACGCAAGGTACGGAGTGGTCTTGGTATCGATCAGGTTGCCATCCTTGTATATCCTCAGTTTCAGCAGGGTAAATACCAGCAGATAGCTTGTGTCCGCGTCCACGGTAAACTCCTGCATACGCACGCTGTACCCGTCGCTGATCTCTGCACAGTACTCTGTACCGGGTCGCCGGTACGCGCTGCCGTATGGGCGGATAAAGACGTTCTCTGCCTGCAGCAGTGCGCTGGCGTATTTATCCAAGTCCACGCGGGACGCCACGTCCGGGGATATCTCGCCGGCTGTGAAGGATGGTTGAAGCATGTAAATGCGTCCGTCTGGCATATGCGTCACCACCTTGCTTTAAAGTACTTGCTGGGATAGTCAGGGACCCGGTTGCGCTCGCCTGCCATGGTAAACTTTGCTTCCTGCAGGATCCCTGCCCCCTGCGCCTGCATCTGCTGGGCCAGAGACTCGCTGCCGGTCAGCGGCACACAAATGGCAGCGGCCAGGTAGTAACTGAGCGCCTGCGTAAAATCTTCGGTAAACAAATCTGCGTCTTTGCAGTCATATGTATATTCAAGATATGCCTCCGCGTGGTTGCATACCAGTGCTTTCGTGTTGTCGTTCAGTAATACCTGGTCCATGTTCCCGGGGAAGTTCTTCTCCAGGTATAACCAGGTGTTGTCTTTTGCGTACAGTTTGCGTGCCATCACGCAGTCGTTCGGGTACGCGTAGGTATAGCGCCATCCCGGTGTCTTCGTGTCTATCTCGGCCAGCTTAATATATTTCTTTGCAAAGGACCACGTGTACGCCCGCAGCAGTACCTTGCGCTGCAGATCGTAGTGCAGCTTGCATGTGCGCGCCGCCTCGGTGTCCTCGTTCAGTGCGGCAATGTGTTCGCGTCCTATGTGCGACAATGCCAGGTTACAGATATCGGTATTGTTCATAGTGTTACCTCACTTTAGAAAAAAGGGACGGACTAATGCCCGCCCCTTAATTGTGGTTATCCTCATGCTTTAATGTCTGCATCCATTACCAGGCCTGCAGTTACAACTGCGTCGCCGGTCATGGAGGCGGAACCCTGCAGTTTCAGGCGGAAGTACTTCAGCGCGCCGATCGGTACGCGTACTGCAATGACTTCACCCTGGGAACCGGTTGCCACAGTCTGGGCAAACAGGTCCACTACGCCGCTGCCAAAACCTACAGCATCACAGGTCTGCAGCGTAACAGTTAAGTTGCCACCGGCAGAAGCAGCGCCAGTGATCAGTAGTACCAGCCACGGTGCTTCGTATGCGTTGCCGCCGCCAGTGTTTTCCACCACGTTGTCAGAGTAGGCAGCAGTGGTGCCATAGGTCGTAATCGCTTTTTTATCCAGGAAAAGGTTACCAGCGTCAAAAATCATGATCTTTTTCCTCCTTCCTTATCAGGTAAACTGGGACTCGTTGTTGACCATGCAATCCAACCTGACGACTTTCATGCCATCAAAACGCAGGATCGGCACACCATTTTCCAGGGTGTCGCGGGTCACGTAAGAGTTGTTCTTGTCCATCAGGAACACTTTCAGCGCGGTATACATTTCAGTGGAAACGTACAGCACGCAGCGTTCCGGGTGTCTCATGCGATCGTGGGCCTTCAAGAAGGCGGCCATGATACCCAGTTTCTGAGCGGCAGTGCCGGTAGTCAGCAGGCTGGGCAGGATGTTACGCACAGCGCCGGCGCCGCGGTAGTCGCGGCAGGTCAGCCCGCACTTCCACTGGAACAAAGAAACCATTGCTTCAAACGGTTTGCCGGCAGCGTCGTATACGGTCTTTTCGCCCAGGTCACGGTGTACCAGGCCAGCAGTTGCTTCACGCGGATAAATGCCGGTGGTAGCACGGTCACCCCACTCAACGAGGAAAGCAGACGTCATACTGGAGGCAGTGGTGCCGCCAGCGTCGATGGTGGTATACCCCTGTGCGGTTACGGTGTTAACGCCCATGATGCGATGACGAATGTCCAGGCCATTAAACGTATCCGGGTCCAGGTCAGTGTTGCCGTACATAACCATGTTCGCAACCTTCTGGCCGAACGCTTCAATAAAGCCTTTGTCTTCGCTGCGGCGGAAGGCCTCTTTGTCCGGTGCCAGGGCCAGCAGTTCGGTATCCACTTCGCTGCGGGATTCCAGGATAACGGAGGTATCCGTAATCTGCTTGGTGCTGGATTTGTCAGGCGTGATACCGCGATTGATGTAACGGATCGCCGGGGTCGGCAGTGCCGCACGCATCGTGGTTTTGTTGCCGGTGGTCAGGTTGCCCTGCATCCAGGTCATGTCTTCCAGGATCGGGTTGCTGAGCGCCAGCACTTCGATGATTTCATCAATGTACCCTTCAGGGTTCATTCTTTTACGGTAATCGTTCAGGGTTAAGGCATTAGCCCCTACAGTTGCCATAGTGATTTCACACTCCTTTGCTAAAAATTAAATTTACATTTTTGAGTTCGGGTACCAGGTCGGTGCCTGCGTCGGCGCCGGGCCTGAGCCTGAAACATTAACAAGTTTTCCCGGGTCAGCCTGTACCAGCTGTCCCAGCATTTCGCACAGGCGGATGATCTCGATACGGTTGCCCGCCCCGGTCTCGTTCAGTGCCTGACGTAATCCGGGAATGGACTTCTCTGCCGCTTCGATACCCGCGCCGGCCGTCTGCAGCGTCTTGTTCAGGTTGGCCCCCAGTTCTGCTTTGGCCTCCTCCCCCCAGCGGGTGACGTCTGCCGCATACTGGGCCTTCACTGCTTCCACGGCCTGCTGTGCGTATTTGATACCGTAAGCTGCCATCTGGTTGGCCTGCTCGTTGGTGAGGTTCATGCTCCGGGACAGGTCGCCAAACTCCTTGGTGATCTGCTCGTCCAGGTTCACTCCCTCCGGTATCGTTGCACTGAAGTCGTACTGCTCCGGCGCTTCCGCCGGTTTTATCTCCTGCTCCTGCGTTGGTTCCTTTTGCTCGGTGGTGGTACCAGTTCCGCCCAGCATGGTCTCCGCTGCGTCGGCAGGGATGTTAGCCGGTTCTGTCGCCGGCTGCGGCGCATTTGTGTTATCATTGGCCGCGTTAGTAATGGTCTCCTCAGCCATCGTGTTCCTCCTTTGCTTTGGCTGCCTCCACGGCGCGGAACTCAAACTCCATCAGGTCTTCCTGCGCTTTATGCAGCAGCTTGATCCCGTCCACGCCCAGAAGGGTTTTAATGTTTTGGTATATGTCCACGGCCACACTGCGCCTGCCTTCGTTATAGAAGGTGCCGCTGTTGCCGGTGAAACCACTTGTGTGGAGGCCCTCGTTCTTCAACAACCGTGCTATAAACCAGCGGCCTTCCTCACTCTCAAGGAGTGCCTGCAGCGCCCCTTTGTCCTTATCAGCAATCGCTTTGCGAACCCACCGTTGCCGGTCCTGCCCGTCGTAATTGCTTTGATACCTTGGCTTAACTCCCATATCACACTGCTCCGCTCATACCTAACCAGTCCTGCAGCGCCGGGTTCCCGTCGTTGGCGGCCTCGGTCGCATTTTTCGCAGCCTGGGTAATTCCCGGCAGGGCCTGCGCCATCTGAATGGCTTGCTGTTCCTGCTGGGCCTGCTGCATAGCTTGCTGCTCCTGCTGGATCATGGCCACGACTTCCTCTTCCGGTCTGCGCATCTTCGCCGGCGCGCCCAGCATATCCATGTAACGCGCCACAGTCCCCAGCGGGTCGATTGCTTTGATTGCGTCCGGCCACATCTGGGCCATCTGCGCCACAAACGCCACAGCCTGCTCGATGTTGACCAACCCCGACATTTTTTGAGCCTGGGCCAGGGGGCTGATGTACACGATCTTGACGTCTTCCTGCGCTACCATCTGCGCCACGTCCGGGTCCATCGGTGGGAATATCCCGCCACGGTCCAGTATGTTGTAGGTGCGTTCCAGTATCGGCGTCAGGTACTCTTCCTGCAGACGTTCCACGACCGGACCCAGCTGCTGGAGTTTTTCTTGCTGCCTTTCCACGATCTCCCGCGCAGTCATCTGCCCGGTGGTTATGCTGTCCAGCATCAGGAACAGGTCTGCGCTGTAGGCCCGCTTGATCGCGTCCTCGGTGCGGATGATCTCCTCAGCCAGGTGCGGCATGTCCAGCTGCACATTAAACAGCGGGTTCACTTGGCTGTTAGGCTGTGGCAGTTTGGTGACGCCGCCAGGAATTAGGTTGATACCCTCGGCCAGCACGTCTGCTGTAGCTGTCAGCGGAGGTTTCACGGCCAGTTCCACAGCCGTCAGGTAGTCGCGTTTCATCACCTGCAGGGACTTGCTGTCGCCCAGCGCATACCAGCCGGGACCATATCCGTAGGGGTTGTTGCCGTTCACCTGGTAGCGGCCCGTCGGTACCGGGAACTCGTTAAAACCACCCACGTATAACCAGTCCGTAGGCCCGCTGCCATCGATCCAGTACATGGATATGAATGGCATGTTCAGGCGACCGATACGCCCCGGTACAGCCTCTGCATTGGGCTGCACCAGCCACCACACGTACCTGGTCACATTGTCCGGTACGCCGCCGGCCTCGATGTTTAACCGGTCGCTCATCGGCAGGTTTTCTACGCCAAACGTGTCAATGATCTGCTGCAGCTTCATGGGGTAGCGCCGCGCAAACGTGTTTACCAGCCCGTCACCACCGACGTCGATGTAGTACGTGCCGATGGTCTGCGACTGGAAACGCACGCCCTTGTTGGCGTCCGGCAGCACTGCTAACGGTGCCTGGCCGTATGGCATCTCAAAATAACTGGTGTGGATCGAGTTATAAAAATTGGAAGAGGCCAGAATAGACTGCATGATGTCCTGCCGCTCGTCCAGCACCTGCCCGGCGCGTACGTCCTCGTTTAACTCGCTGTTAGAGAACTCGAATTTGAACCACTGCCTGCTGGGCGGAGTCAGGCCGGACATGATACCGGCTGCGAATATCTGCGCTGACGCCCATGCGCAACCTTGCGCAATGTGCAGGTCACGCCTTCTGCCGGGGTAGCTGTCGTCTCCCTGGCGCTTAAAATCACCCACGTAGGGCAGTTCGTAGTTACGGATATCAATCCACTGGTCCTCCCACCGGAGTCGTTCCTGCCGCAGCTGGTTGATCCGCTGCAACACCTTGCCCTTGTCGGGCCAGAAGTCTTTTTTTATTTCCACGTCCGCCGGCAGCATATTGCCAGCCGGCGCTGCCAGCAACGTATCCATATCAATCACCTAGCCTGTTTTTCGTGCCACTCTGCGCCTGGTTCAGCAGGGAATCCACAACACGGGAACTGCCTGCTGTTCTGCCAGGTTCACTGTTAGCCTCCAGTCTCGCCCGTCTATTTTTTTTTGCCATGTCTTTGATGGCCGCACGTTCCGGCTGGCTGACCGACTGCGGAGCCGGCGCAACCTGCTGCACCTGGGGAGTTTCAACCTTAGGGCTTTTAAAAAGATTTCCACACATGTTTTGTCACCTCGTTAAAACAATTTGTAATCCGTGTTTGCCGTTGCCTTGATGGCCTTCTGGCCGGGCAACTTTTTCTGTATTGGAACCGCGAACGTAAGCGCCGCACTGTCGGCTGCGTCCGGGGACCTTCCGGTCAGTTCTTTGATCTCTTCTTTCGGCTGCAGTATGATCCGCCCGTTCTGCGTGAACCGGTACTCTGTCACGGTCAGTTCTGCTTTCAGATCCGGGTCGTTAGGCAGCGCGCCACCCTGCTGCAACCAGTCCAGCATTAAGAAATACATTTCCGCCCGCTTGTTTGCGTAGCGCTGCGGGTCCAGCGCCCGCTGCTGGAAGTTTATTTCTGATACCGGTATGCCCATCTGCCGCAGCCGGTCTATCACACCGGGACCCATGGCACCACCGTCGATAACCAGCACGTCCGGTTTACGCCGGTAGTATTCCGCTGCTACGTAGCTGGCCAGTTCCATGGTGTTCATGCCCTGCGCCCGCATGGGCTTATCCATCCACAGCCCCTGCCGGTACGTCAGCACGCTGGTGTCGTCCCCAAAGCGGGCCACGTCCACGGCCAGTATGGCCGGCATATCCTCCAGCGCGTCCTTGGTGATGTTACGCTGCACAGCCTCGGTCACCAGGTCGATAGGTATCACCACATTGCTGGCGCTGGCGGAAAAGTCACAGAGAAGTTCCTGCCTGATCTGGTCCGGCGTCATCTCTTTTTTCATCTCTTCCACCTTTTCCGGTGGCAGGATCCCGGTTTCATCCACCCGATACAGGCAGGTGTACCAGTTATCAGGGTCCTTCACGGCCTGCAGGTATTTGTCGTAGAAGTGGTTCTGCCCCTTCGGCGTACCGACGATATACGAAAACCCGTCCCGGTCCGCCAGCATGGGGACTATGATCTCACCGTAGAGTTCCTTTTTAATCTGGGCGAATTCGTCCAGCACCACACCGTCCAGGTAGTCACCACGTAGGTTGTCCGGGTTGTCGGCGCCCACGATCTGTATCCTGGCGCCGGGGCTGCCCGGGTGCATGGTGGGTAACTCCACGAACAGTTCACTCTCATTTATATTTCGTCCCGGCAGCGGGCCGGTGAAAAACTTTAGCCACTCCCATGCGATATGCTTAGCCTGGTTACGGTACGGTGCGACGTACGCATATTTCGGCATTAGCTTCGTGTTCTGCAGGGCCTTCTTGATTAACTCGTTCACGCACCCTATCGTCTTACCGAAGCGCCTGTGGCACACCAGCACGGCTCTTTTCTTTTTCTCCAGGGCTGGGTGGATCTCGTCGCGCCAGATCGGCCTGGGATAATACGGTATCACTACCTCAGGCATTGCCCTTCTCCTCCGGTTTATTCATCCAGCGCACGGTCAGCGCGCCGCCGCCGGCACCGGTCAGTTCCTTTTTATCCAGCAACAGGCCGTAGCGCTTAGACAGGAGTTCCGCAGCCTTGTTCCGGTCCTTGGCAGACAGCTGCTTTGTTTCAACACGGGCGGAGGACTCACCGTTCCCCACACCCTCCACCACGATCACCTCTTCAGTGATCTGGCCCCTCATGGCAGCAGTGAGATAAGTCAGGACTTCATCGGCAGAGGCAATACGGTCAGACTCAAGCTGGGCCATGCGGCCTGCAATTGCTTCTTTTACACTAACTTTTCCTAAGTTCTGAGAACCCTGAACATCTGGCTTTTTGTATCCCGCTTTCCGCGCTGCTTCCGTCGCGTTACCGGTCTGGATATAGTAATCCACAAACCGTTTCTGTCGTTCCGTCATCCTGTCTCACCTGCCTTTCAACCCAGGCGGAGCCGGCCGCGTGAAGGAGGTCAAATCACGGGTGTAGAGCCGGCTTAGCCGCCAATATAAAAAGGACCGGCGTGTAGGCCAGTCCTTTGCAATACCATCTTAGCACAGAAACCCATGATCCTATTATCGTAATAGCGGGACCCGGAAAACTTTTTTAAAAAATTTTTAAAAAGTGCTTGACATATCATGACGTCATGATATATAATCTAAAACAGGAAGGGTCAAAAAAATAAAAAACAAGGAGGCACAAAACCATGACGATGAATGAACTGACGAAGAAGGCCACGGAGTTAAAGGAACTGAAGGTTCTGGCGGAGGAACTCAAAGGCCAAATCGAAGCACTGGAGGCTGAGGTCAAGGCAGAGATGACCAGCAAAGGAACCGACACCCTGCTGGTCGGCCCGGTGAAGATAACCTGGAAGAGTTACACCAGCAAACGGTTCGACAGCAGCGAGTTCAAGAAGGATCACGCGGACATGTACGCAGAGTACACCAAGCAGGTCGAAGCGAAACGGTTCCTGGTAGCGTAACGCAGAGTGACGGGGCGCAAGCCCCGGTAATGCGGGAAGATCCGGTCACAACCCCGGACGCAGAATAAAAAAGGAGGATACGAAAATGGAAAAAGCGACAATCATAACAACTCTGGACCAGGTAACTACAGCGAAGGAACTGGTAGCACTGGTAAGCTGGCAGGGAGTCAGCACGAAGCAGGAAGACATCTGCAGAATGCAGGACATCATCGGCCACAGCACGGTTGAGGAACTGAACCTGCTGGCCAACGACATCGGCGCGGACGGATACCCGGACAACCCGAAAAGCACAACCTTCAGCGGCCGGCGCGGAACCCGCGACACGTTCTACCACCTGCTAAGCGTCATCTGGAACTGGCAAGACCTGCTGAACTTCTGGAATGAAAACACCAACCCGGACCACAAAGCACTGGAAGAAGCAAAAGCAGAACTGAAGAAGTATGAAAAGTGGCACATCGGCGACAGCAGCAGGATCAAAGAGTTAAACGACCAAATCCATGAGGCCGCTGATAAATGGAGTGAAGAGTACGACAAAAGAACGGCCCTGGAATACCAGTTGAAAGTAAAGAACCAAGAGATCATGCAGTTGAAAGCAAAACTGTACGACCTGATGGTAAAAGAAAACGGGGCGGCCTGAGCCGCTCCGGGAGGGAGGAAGGAAATGTATAACACCGCAATGGAAGACTACTGGCGGGACGCCTGCTATGACGCCCAGCACAGAAATTACAAGGTCACCGTCACGGTGGCCATCGAGGTTGAGGTCACGGCGACCGACAACGACGCAGCCGAGGACATTGCCTACGACCAGATCAAGAATGCAATGCGCGGCAGCAAGCTGGACTACAGCTTTGAAAATTTCGAGACTGACGCAGCGTAAGGAGGGAAACATCATGACGCAGAGAGAATTAGCAAGAGAGACCAAACGGATCACCAGCCCTAACGCCAGGCTGCAGGTTACGGAATGCGGCCGCGGGTACAACGCGTACCTGACCTACACCAATGAATGGTTCCAGGACGCAGAGGATGAGCGGACGATCGGGTTCATCGACCACCCTATGACCATTAAGCAGGTACATGAGTGGATACTGGACAAGACGATGGCCTGGTGGGACAGGTAAACAGGGCTGGCGCTTATGCCGGCCCCATGATATAATACTTTCATGGGGGTGATCACATGAAAACAGAGGCCCAGAAACGGGCGACAGCAAAGTACAACCTGAAGAAGTACGACCGGATATACATCCGTGTGCTGAAGGGCCAGAAGGCAGAGATAGAGGCCATGGCCGCAGCGGCAGGTAAGAGCATAAACAGTTTTATCATAGACAAAATATACGAAGGCGCCAACCGATGAGGCTGGCGCCTTTTCATATCAGTCCCTCCCTGGCCGCAAAGAGCGCTGCGCTGAGGATAAACTCCCGGCGCCACCGAAAGTAGGTGTCGTCGGCTATATTCTTTTCTACGACGGTAAGCCCCCACCACTCCCGGAGTTTATAGCGTCGGCACATAGCGTCCCCGATCGGGTGGCCGGCGTACTTCTCCCACGTTTTATGTACGACCCGGAGCCAGGCCTCAGGCCGTGCGTATGTCATGGCAGCGGGGACCTCAGCAAGGCCCTCCACGGCCTCCCTGGCTGTGGGGTCGGCAGTGTCCTGGGCGTCAGTCTTGCGCAGGATCCTGAGTTCCTCTACGGCCTGTTGCAGGGCCGGCGCATCGTAAAACAACCGGTCCAGGAAGTCAAACTGCTCCTTGCTTAGCACACCCATTATTCAGCCAACCTCACTATGTTATCCACAATGTCTTTCAGCTTATCATCTCCGCTGGTCTGCACGGCAAATTTCTTTCCGTTGTGCATCTCCACAGCTATCTTCATGGGCGCAACGTAATCGTGGTGAAGCGTAGACGTAATCTTTAGTTTCTTTACGTGCGCCGGTATTCCGTTCTTCCTCATGTCCACAATCTGTTCCAGCCGGTCAATTACATAATCACTCATGCGTATCTCTCCTTACTAACTCTGCGTTGATGGCCTCGCGCAAATCGTACCACCAATCGTACACAACTGTGCGATGATCCATTCCTTGCATGTGGTCAATGCAATAGTTATAGGCCTCAACCAATGCTGGCCTTGACCATCGTGCCATGTCTATCTTCAACTGTTCCAATAGTGTTTTTGTGTCCATGCTTCTGCTCCTGTCTTTTTAAAAATTCTTTCCAGCGGCGTTTGAGCCATGCCCGATTACGTTCACGTTCTGTCATTGCACATCTCCCCTATTTTTGCAATATTAGTGGTGTTTACGCATTTTCCCATACCTCGCCATCGTAGTAGATTTTACCGGGTACGTTTCTCCATAACCAAATAAGCAATCTGTCACGCTTACCTATTCGCCATTTTCTTGCAACACAACACGCTTTTATTTTCATGCGTTCACGTTTGTTCATGCCAACCCCCTATTAAACTTCGTAGCACCCACCCTCTTTTCTTTTTCCAACAGTACCGCAGAATCATTTTGTTAAAAAATTTCTTTTTTTGTTGAAACCTCTCATGCTTTAAATGCTTCATTGTGTTACCCTCTACTCGTCAATTCTTTTGTTCTTCCTATAACGCATTGCTTCTTGCCTTGATTTTTTAAACCATTTTGTCCATTTGCATTGATTGCAGTTGTTTCGGTTTTTACAAAACCAACACCCATCTTGCCCCCACCAAAACCAATGCGGTGCTGATGGTCTTGGCTTGCGTTTAGGCTTTGTCATGTTACCCTCTACTCGTTACTTACTCGTTAGCTACTCGTTACCTACTCAAAACCATGCTTCTTTTTCAGCTTATGAAGCATTTCTCTGTTCTCTGCGTGGGTTTTCTCAATATACGCAACTATCTGTTCTTCTGATGGCGGTACTCTGTGATTCCATGATTCAACACACTCTTCTTCTGTTTTCTTTTTAAGTGTTGTAGCACCGCATTCATCGCACTGTGCTTGCCACCACCCTGCCCAATCTTCATACGTTCCTGCTCTACCCCCACAATGAGGGCATGGGAGTAATCCTTTACGCCTTGTCATTGGTGTTTCTCCTTCAGCCACTCAAATATAGTCGCATAATCCACTACATCATAAATGCCATACTCTTTTCGTGCCAATTCCAACAACTTTGTTGCAATGCATCTTGCCATATCGTTGGCACTCGCAGTACGCAGGAACTCTTCGTTGGTCTGCTCCGGCATTGGGTCTGCGGTATAAACCACTTTTTCAATATCGTTTAAACTATCTACAAAGTCTGCATACTTGCTCATTCCTTATGCACCTCTTTTAACCAATCTAAAAAGTCAGCTTGATTCCGTCTACACTTGCCAAACGGACAATTCTCTTCGGTTTCATTTTTCCCGCATTGGTAGCAACTAAATGACACGCTATTAATAAAAAACGCTTTACCTCTTGTGGGCAATGTTGCAAACCATTCTTCGTTGGTAATATCAACATCGTAATAACCTCTACCACAGCAAAAGCCACATTCACTAAAACCGCTTTTCCCTGTTCCGTTACACGCACGACATTTCTTTTTCATTCTGCTACCTCACCCCCCACCATTAGTTCCATAGCACCAATCAACTCTTCCAATAATCGCATATCCTTTTTCAGTTCGTTTATATGCTCTTCATCTCGGATAATTAAAAATGCTTCTGTGTCCTCTTCAATGTACTTACATAAGTCTTTTATTGATGCCATAATGCTTTTTTCGTTCATTCTGCTACCTCACCCTTCCTAATATCATCGACAAAGCAATCACAACAAACATCTTAAAGATTTCCCCCTTTACACCGTATCCCAACCCAAGAATGAGCAAAGTTGCTTGCATAAGAAGGCAGGATAAATCAGCTAATACTTTAAGCGTATCTGTCATTCTCTCCACTCCTCACATTTGCACGTTTCTGTGCATGGGCAATGACACTCTTGATTTAACCAATTAACAGTAATTTCCATGTGGTATTTCCATGCATCTGTGCCATGCCCTACGCTTAACCCTTTTTGCCCAATAAGGAAATCTGCCATTTGGTCAATTGTCATGTTTTTAATATTTTCGTATTCGGTCATATCTCACATCTCCCCCCTACCTCACTCCATATATAAAAACCTTATTCATCATTTTTTTGCTACTTAATGCCGTTGTTGGCGTAAATCCTTTACCAACTCTGCAAATATGCCTATACCCCAATTTCAGCACACGCACAACATCGCAATCAGGCGTTCCCTTTTTTGTGTTGTAGTGGCAGAAGTAAAAATATCGTTTCATGGTATCTCCCTAATATCTGCGTATTCCGATAATCCGTTCATAACCATGTTTATATCTTCCAAAACTTGTTTTAATACGCCCCTCTTATAACTCAATGCGGTTATGATTAAATTAACGCTATATCTTTTGTCCGTTGCCAATTTTGCAATTTTGCCTTTTTCGTAAAGAGATAAAATCCTATCAATGCTTTGTAATCTTGTTTTATATTTTATCTGCTCGTCCAACGATAAATCATCAAGCCGTACAGCTCTTAATCTTGACATTTTGTTACCCCCTCCGGCAAGCGTTCAGGGAACGGAGTTTCTTCAATTTCTGCCCATGCCCATACGCTTTCTCTCGGCATACTTCCTGTTTCTTCCGTCCAAACTAAACCATCATCAGGTTCATCTTCCATTTTCCAACCATCAAGGTCTTTTTCTTTGGCATTGCAAAAGTAACGAGTATCAATCATAACGTATTTATC